CGCAGGTTAGTCATGTCGCACTGGTCCATCACTACGTCGATCTCCTTCCTGATAGATTTTAGGTCGTCGATTGTGAGGTATTCTCTAGTAAGTTCCATGTTATTTAAGTCTCCACACTTTAATGTCTCTTGCGTGCGCGCTAACCCGCTGTGATTTCACATAGCGCCCGGTGAACTCCCACTCGTCGCCTTTGAATACTGAACCGGCGGCGTTGCCTAAATCCGTCGCATTGAATCCGGCCATCATCATGCCTTGCGCCACCTGATCCATGTTTACCGTTCCGTCGCCCATGTATGCGCCCGCTATTGCCTTTGCGATATCTCGCGCAACACCCAACGCGCCGTTATGGTGCGCCGCCGCCCTTGCCATGCCCCGCGCTTTTGCGGCTCTTGCTTTGCGTCCGTCGAATAGTGGTAGTTGGTTCATTTGTTAATCCACTATAGGCTGTAAAGCTCTCTGCGCTAAAACCGCCCGGCAATCTTTTGGGGTCGGCAACGTGATTTGAGCTATTAGCGCCTCGGCGTCCTCCCGTGTTGCTGCTAACACTTTGATAGCCCGTATTAGCTGATCTACCGTTAGCAACGGTGCGGCGGTGTTGTTTTCCGTCGCCTCGTACTCGTTAGCCGCCAGTTCTAAAACGGTTCCGTTTAATATGTTCTGTGAGGCAAGTTTCATAGTTCCAATCTCCATTCCTCGACTTTCCCATGATTGTTGGATTCAGTCAACTACTTTACTGATTTATCTTTCATCTTTTTTGATAACTCCGTTTTAGCTAATGCAACCAACTCGGCGGCTGTCTTTCCTTTTGCAACCGGCGCGGGAAGTTCAAATAGCTTGTACGCTGGCAGTTTCTTGGCTCGCTTAATCTCCTGAAGTATCTGGCCCGGAACCGGCGGGAATGGCTCGCCGGTCTTGGCGTATGCCTTGAGCGCATCCACCGCCTGTCCGGCGTTCTCGTCCTGCAAGATCCACCACCACGCCGAGGCGGTCTCCTCAGTAGATGCAAACTTGCCCCCATAAATCGCCGTGACTAATCCTAGTAATCCTTTCAATTCTTGCTGTGTCATTTTCTCGCGACTCCAATTTCCTTGATTTCAAAGTTCATGATCTTTTCTATTTGGTCGGTAGTGTTGAACTTTGGCTTACCAAACGATTGTTTGGGCTCCTCTGGCGGGCATGCGTAAATCTGTTTCCAGCGTCTTGAAATAGAGCCCCTAATATCCCGCACAAGCTCATTTGGGCGTCCGGCATAGGACAACGCTAGGGCGTCCCTTGAAATCGCGTCTAGCGGGCGCATGGAGCCTTTAACGAGATACTCTGCCCACAGATCGAGCGCAGACTCCGCTTCCGGGGTTAAAATCGATGGTCGCTCCTCTTTCTTAAGATCTTCATTTACAGTTTCATTTTCATTTACATATACATGGATCTGCTTATCCTCTTTTTTAGTTTTGCTTGAATTTTGCTTAAGCAAAGTAGGATTGCCGCCGCTCTTCCCCGCTTTTATTCGTTCTAGGCGGATCTCTTCGTTGCGTACCATTTTCCGGCTGTAGATCGCGCCGTCCGATCTCACGCTGTACACGCCCGCGTCCGATAACCTAGTTAAGCACTCCTCCAGATTTTGCTTAAGCAAACCAAGAGCCCTAGAAATCTGGTCTACGGTCATCGGTCTGCCATTTAAAACGAGTACACCGCGCTCCTCGGAGTCCCACATCATGCCCAAAATTTCGAGCCACACACCACGATCAAAGAAGTCTAGAGACTGAATCCCTAGATCCTTTTTCCAGTCGCCGAAATAAAACGGCATCGATGGGAGTTTATCTGATTTGCTTAGTCGTTTCGTTGTGGTATTTTGAGCGCGTTCGCTCGCTGATTTATCCATAGTTTCCTTATGGGTTAATTGGTTAAAGCTCGCACCTCACCGTGCGGGCTTTTCTTTTGCCTTTTGACTCTAGCGCATGATCATAATCATACCAAGATAAAAGGTACAAAAAGGCCCCGGATTTCTCCGAGGCCCCTAGGTTACTTCTTAGTTTTCCACCCGTCGCGCTGGCTTAGTTCAACCATCGCTCCGCCGTTTGCCCGCACCCATGTCTCCCCGTCCCACCATGCAAAAAACATGATAACGGCCACGATGTTGGCGAACACGATCGAGCTGATTTTCCAGGCTATTACAATTTCCCTAAGTAGTGATTGTTCCATATTAGCTCCCCTGAACTACATTACCCGCTGGATCGCACTGCCGGAATCGACAAACGAACGGTTTTGCCCGCGTCGTAACCGTCTCTTGCGTCTGCCGCTCCTCTACCTCATAAACGCCTAGTTTTCCGCCTAGCTCGACACCAGCGCACCCGGTAGAGGTAAGCACCGCCCACGCTGCAAAGCCCCAACAAAGAGCGGATACAGCCCCTAGCATTAGCCTATCGGTTTTTGTATTATCCATATTGTTCCTATTCATCATCCATATTTAACGCCGTCATAACTCCGAATTGAGCTGTGGCGGCGTTATCTTTTAAAACCTCATCCCTCGACTAAGTGAATCGCTTCCTTTAGCCGCCTGAACGCTTTCTCATCCTCGTCTGTCCATCCTTTTTTCTTGAGTAAAACATTAAGCTCCTCTCTAAAAATCCCGATCATCTTAGCTGCAACCGCTACGCTGCTGGGCATTAACATCCGCCTAGCGGATGCCTGAGCACCCGTAGCATCCCGACTAGAAATACTATTCGTTGCCTGTGTAATCGTTTGTTTCGTCGTGTCCATAAGCTCCTTATTTCATCCTTATATTGTTCAACTTGTGATTCCCTAATTCGATTTAACTGTCTCCGCGTATCCTCTGACCCCAGAAGGCGATCAAAGGCTTTCAGAATATTACCCACCAAACGCCTCCGCTTCCGTGATCTTGTATTTTGCTAGCTTGTCGATAGTAACCGGCGATTCAAACACGGTATCTAATAGGTTCACCGGCTTCCCGCCGTTAGCCCTGATTAATGCCGCTGCTTTGTCCCGCTTCGTAGCGTCCACCTTGCCGATTTCGTAGTAGTGCACGATCGGAGCCACCACTACGCTGGAATTGTTAACGGTATGTTGCGCGGATTTACGCTCATCTCCCCGCGACTCTTCCACTCGACTTTGCGCCTCCGGGCGTTGGCCCTTTGGTTGCTGGCTTGCCGCGTTGCCGTCGTCGTCCTCTGGCGCAATGCCCATTACCGACTGAAGCGCATACCGCCTAGCATATGTAACGGCGCTACCGTAACCTTGTGGATCTTGCTTAACCACCGGCATAGATAACGAGGAGCGGACATACTCGCCGCTACTGTGTAGTAGCGTAGTAGTCACGCATATCCATCCGTTATCGGTGCTAGGCTCCTGTAAAATGCTCAACTCGTTAGCTGTTAATGGCCCACGAACCGCCGCCCATACCGACGAGAGATCAGCGTACTTTGACTTGAAAAACGGATTGTTTGCGTCCTTCTTAGCTGCCTCTAACACGGCTTGCGCCTTGCTTAAGGCTGCCGCTAGCTTACCGATGGTCGCGCTACGCTCCCCCCATACCGGCATAACTGGCCCCGTGCTTTTCATTTCCTGAATCATATCTGCTATAGCTTGCTCGTTACTCATATTACTTCCTCTATTAGTTAATGGTTTCCTTATGCTCGATTTCCGCATCCTCGATCTCGCTTAGCGCTTGTTTTGCAAGCTTAACGGCAAACTCTAATCTACCGTATTTTTTGTTGAGAAATTCAATCGAGCTAATCACTCGAATTACCTCAAACGCTACGTGATCAAAGTCGTTATCGGGTGTTGGTACATCATCAAAATGCCAGTCCATATTCATATCTCCTATACCTAAACAGTAAACTACTTTACTGTTTGATGTAAAGACATTATCGAAAGATTCGTAAACTACTTGAGTCTTTTTTGGTTGTGCTGTATCTTAATTTATATGGGGAAGCTTGCCGACAATATACGCGCACTGGTAAAGAAACACGGTTTTAGTGAGACGTGCCGAATGCTAGGGCTTGCTGGTGCCTCCCTTGTAGCGCTGCAAAAAGACGGAACCCGCGCTGAAAAGCACGCGGAACTAGTGGCAAGAGTTGCCAAACTAGCGAAAAAGGCTAGCTGAATTTACGAAGTAGCGCCCGCACTAGTCCTAGTGCTGCCGTTAACGCTGCGGCCTTTTCTAGCCCCGGTGATGCTAGCGGTGCGAGTTCTGTAGCCATTTCAGACGCTACTAACAGCGCGCTAGCTGCGGTGCGGAATAGGCCCGGTAACTGTAGAATAAATCCCATAGTGCTCCTATCTAAATGATCCCGCTCTAAATGCCGGGTGGATAACTCCTACTACTTTCCCGCCGATTACAACCTGGCACAAGGCATCACCTTGTATCCTAATCGCCTTCTCTGCCGTTAGGTAACCGAATCCGGCGGTGCTATAATACCTCCAGCCGCCCCCTGTAAACGGCCCGTAATACTTAGCGCGATCTACTACCTGACCGTTTCGGCATCTGATAACTATCTCACTGGCTTTTACTGGGCATATCCAAACAGGTTTCCCCGCCCTAGGCTCTGGCGGTACTTCGTGTTGATCGGCGTGTGACTTATAAATCCACTTAGCTGGTAGGCTAGTCTTGCCGGTTGGTAGCCGCGATAACGCGATCCAACTATCGATATACCGGCTTGTTGGCCATGCTTTGCGCTCCGGTCTCGGTGTCTTATCCTGGGTGGTTTTACGCCCGTTGCATTGGCTATTCCAAATATAGAACGTATCGCAGCCGGCTAATCGCTTAGTAATAGCCGCCACATCGCTATCAACAGCGTTGTTACCATCAAAGCTAAAATCATACTGCCCCCGTAAGGCTGTAGCGTCCGCGCCGTGTGCCTCGTTAATGCCGCTAATCGTCTCGCCACCGCCTTTAATCCACGGGGTGTTAACGTAGAGGCACCCCGGTATCTCAGCCCGCACAATGGCCCGTAGGCGCTCTGCATCGGCCCGCTTTAGCTTATGCTCGCAAGCCCCTGAGATCCTTATTTCGCATTTGCCTTTATTCCTCTGAACAAACGGATTAACGCGGCGAGCCTCTCTCCTAATTTGCTCAAACTCCGCCGCACCGAACGTGTGATCATCCTTCCACAATAGGTGCAATCTGATACGAGGGCATCGGCCTGTATCGATGAGTTTTTGAGAAATTGGTAGGGCATCGCCGATCCCGTCTAACTTGCTAAAAAATCCAGCGGCCCAACCCTGGGGATGTTCTGCCAAGATCACATCTGGATACTTCGCCCCGCACAAGTAATCGAGTCCGTAAATCATAGGTATACATTCTCGTTGGTTAAAATCATCTCGATCTTACGCCCCGCCCTAGTCGGCACCTGCTGAAAGTAGGCGCTATTCTCGATCTCCTTTGCTGCGGTAGCCCAATCGCTACGCCCTAGCGCCTGAAGGAATAGTTTGAATTTACTAACCGCCGGGTAACCCATGTTGAAAATCATGTCGACCAAAACCATTTTCCTGGCGTCGGACAATTGGTGATAAACCGCTATATTTTCACACTCGTTGATAACCGCCTCTAGATTATCCCTTAGCCACGCATCCCCGATGTGAATCGGCATCCCTCGATCGGCAAGATTAAACCCATAGCCTATGGTAATTTTACCCTGTGGAGCCCTAACCGGCCTGCCGGTGATATCGTCGTATGGCCGATCTCTCCAGCCTTCCTCGATTTTTATCATCAACTCGCAATCGTCTAAGAAACTCATTGTGGCGGTGTCCGTTTCAGTTTCACTTCGATGATTTGCCCTAACGTTGCCTTAATGTCGGAGATATCCCGCGCTACTACTTCCCGCTGGTTTTTGGTCTCTGCCTCTAATGTCTGCAATCGGTGCTCCGCTTCCTTATGAAACGCTTTCGCATCGCTCCATTGCGCTTGTGCCGTGGAATAAAACGAGGAGAGAACGAAGGTTACGAATGATAGTAACGCCGTTATAATGCTCAACAGCGCTGCGCTTGTGTTAATTGCCCATTTCGCCGTCATTTCTTCCCCCGCTTAGCTGCTTTGCTTGTTTCTAGCGATCCGATTACTGCACTAGGCTGGCTGACTACTGGTGCCGCGCTTTGGATTACTTGGTTTGCTAGCCTATTTCGCTCGATAACCCGCAATAGTAGATCCTGGTTATTCTTGAAAAACTCTGCTGATGCATACGGATCAAACAGTAACCGCGCTGCCGATTTCTTTAGCTCCTCATTCTCGCCGCCGATGTTGGCAAGCTCTGACACAATAGATCCCCATTGGCTAGGCGAGGTTATGCGAGATGCAAACCCTTGAATCTGCGGTGCTAGCCCCTGAAAATACTTAGCCGCCTCTAATCGGCCCGCTGTTTGCGAGTTAGGTGCAAACCGACCCGCGCTCTCTACTATGATTTTCTCGTAGCCTACTTTCTTTAGCAGTTTCGCTGCCTCTTCTTTGCCTAGTGCCGCCTCTAGTGATTCCCTCAGTATCGGCGTATTGGCTAGGTTTCTGGCTCCCTGCGTTGTTCTATCCTTAGAGTTTTCGGCTAGCTCCATTACATACGCTTTCACGCCGTTGCGCATTAGCTTGGTACCCTTCTCGCCTAGAATTTCCTTAGTCTGAAGGATTTGTTCCGGCCTCAGCTCCATTATGATCTGACCGGCTTCCTTACTGCTGGCTCCGTTGGTCTTTAATAGCCTCGCAATCGTTCCGGGCTCTCCGGTAACCTTATTACCAAATAGCGCATTTAGCGGTTTGCTTGCTTCCTTATATGCCGCGTTTGCTGCGGTAAACTCTGGTTGTGCTTCCATCGCGGTATTTAGCAAGTCTTTTGCTTGCATATACTTTTCAGCGATCTGATTATCCCCGGCCTCCGCTGCTACGCCCGCTTTAATTCCTAATCTGCGCCGCGCCTCAATTAAGAGATTCGGATCTGTTAGCGATTTACCTTTGAACTCCTCGGCTAATATAGGATTTGATAAAATTTCATCAATCGCTTGAGTAGTCGCTGGTTTAGCTAGTGCCGCGTTTAGCTCCTCAGTCGGTGCATACTCTTGGATCGCATTGTATAGCGGCTGACTTACTTCTTTTCGTGCTTGCTTAAATCCGGCCTCTGCCTCTTTTGCGATCTGCCGCGCTGCCAAGTCGTTAGCATAAGAGCTACCCTCTGGCGCTAAATCGCTTGCAAGGCTCATCATGCGGTATGGCTGCGCGGCTACTCGCTCATCTAAAAACGCCCGCGCTGCCTTAGCTTCTGGCCCGATCTCTGCCGCTTCCGGTGCTACGTTTACGAGATAGTCCGCTACCTGTTGCACTCTCTGCCCGCCCACGTCGGCTAATGCTAGCGGCGTCCCCTGCGCTTGACCCTCAGCTAACGTTTGCGCGGCATCTGCTATGCCTTCCGCCGATCGATCTCGCATCAACTTAATGGCTAATAAATCTGCTGGGCTTGGCGCTGTCTTGCTTGCTACTTGCGGCACTCCCTTTCCAACTGCCCCGGCTTGACCTTCAAGAGACGTTAGCGCCCGCGATAGGTAATCAACTAGCCCGCTAGTATCTGCAAAGTCTGCTAGCTTTTGCACGCCTTTAACGGTGCCCTTGATTGCTAAGGGAATCCCGGCACCGGCTCCTAGTCCTAAAGCTCCGCCCATTAGAGCATTAGCACCTCTGTCCTCTCCTTCTCCGCTACCGAATCCCGTTAGTGCCCCCTGTAGCCCCCCCATTGCGGCCATGCCCATCAAGGTTTCTGGTGCCGCTGCAATAGCTGAAGGAATAGCCCCGGCCACATTAGCGCCTAGGCTAAGATAGGGGTGATCCTCTGCGAACTTCTTGTTATAGGCCCTGGTAATCTCAGTAGTTAGATCGCCCGCTAATGATGCATCCGGCGATTTGCCCATGCGCGCCATCGCGCCCGCTGCCTCGTCGGAGAATCCGAACAATCCGCCCTCCGTTGCTGCGCCTAGTAAACCCTGCATCATGCTTGGCGGCTCTTCCGCTACAATCCTAGCGGCCTCGGCTTTGGTGTCCATAACCGGCGAGGAGTAACTAGACCCGCCGCCCGCTATCATTGCTAGAATGTCGTTTTTATCAGCCATCTAACCCCAACCTTTTTATGACAGACTCTCTAATCTCGGCGTTTGATGCCCCTGCTTTTTTTGCTTGCTCGATAAGGCTAGCTAGTTCGATGTCTCCGCTTGCTGCTGGCGCTAGTTTTTTCCCTAGTATCTTTGCAACGTATTTAGTTGTTTCGTCCGGCATCGGCTGCCTACCTGCTTTAATCTCTTCTAGTGCTCCCGGCCCTGCGTTGTAGGCTGCTAGTGCGTCCTCAACGTTTCCAAACTTCTTAAGCATCTGATTAAAGTATGTAACGCCGCCCTTGATGTTCTGCCTAACATCTGTCGGATCAACTCCTAGATCCTTTGCCGTTCCAGGCATCAATTGCATAATGCCCTGGGCTCCCTTCGGAGACCTCGCCGCTGGATTTAAGCTCGACTCTTGCCGCGCTAATCTCTCTAATAAGTCTGGATCAAGCCCCTGCGCGATTGCCTCATCTCGTACCAGATCAGCAATCGAGGTGCCGGGAATAGTCACATCAAAGTTATCAAAGCCCAACTCCTTAGCCCGCTGTTGATAGCCAACCTTCATGCCTTCAATTAATGATTTGCGTGAATTAGCTGACGATTGCGCTAGGTCAATCAATTCGTTGCGATCTTTAAGCTCTAACGTTTGTTTACCGCTCAACCATTTTTCTAGTTTGCTTAGTAGCGATCTATCGATGCTCTTTGAGTCGATAACCATTCCGGCGTCCGACTCTCTAACAACGGCACCCGGATCTATGATCTTCATGAATTTATAGATGAACGGAATGTCTGATAGTGCTCCCGGCGTATCTTTGATAGATCGCAGATATTCAACATCCGGTGCCATTTCAGAAAACACCTTTACCTCTGGACGGTCTACAAACTCCTTGATCAAAGAGTCGCGCTTTGCGGCCCTCTCCCGATCCATCTGCATTAACTCTTTAGCGTAGCCCTCATCGCCGCCCGCCGCTTCCATGTAATAATCACGCGATTTGATAGCTGGGTTAGTTGCTCCGGTAGATACTGGTAAGCCCGTTTGCGCTGGTTGTGCTCCGCCTAGCCCTAATAAGCTATTTGCCACGTTTTGCACCTTATTAGCTGCATATGGGTTAGCTAAACTCTGCTTGATAGTTTCCTGCGCTACTAGATTCTTGAGCCCCTTCTCTGCTTCCTTATCGGCCTCTAGCTGAGACAACCGGCCTAACGCACTGTTAGTCTTAAGCTGGTTAAAAACGCTGCTAGGGATGCCCGTAGGTCGTTCTACATCCTTCCCTGAGTAGATGTCCTGCGCCGCTGATAGTAACCGCCCGCGCTGCGTATCCGCGTAATCCTCGCTTAAGTTAGAAAACAACCCGCCACCGATACCAGATAGCAATCCGCCTAGTAGTAGGTTCTTAGTGCTATCTTCGCCCTTTGCCGCACCCTGGATCACCCGCTGGCTCATAGCGTCGGCGATAGACTCAAACGGCTTATATGGGTTAGCACCTGCCAACTCTTGATCAACGTTCTGGCCTAATAGTGCTTGTGCAAATAGCTTAAGATCCATGCTTTCCCCTTATCGTGGCGCGCTTGGCGGTAGTCCGTTGTTGAATACGTTGCTAGGCGCTGCCGTGGTTCCGCCGCCGCTGTTTCGTTTGTTGGCGTTAGTACGCGCTATGTCTAACTCCTGTTGAGTGTAGTTTGGTTTACGCGCTAGTAGCCCAAGGTTGATCAGTTTCTCGATTTCCCCGAGGTTCTGATCTCTGACTCCTGCCGATTCTCCTACGGTGTTCTGACGCTCTGCCAATCCAATACCGGCTAGCCCGATCTGTGTTTGCGTCGCGCCCGCTTGTGCTGCTGACTGTTGCTGTGTTCTCTCATTAGCAAACTTGCGCTCTAGATCGCCCATAAACCGCTTATAGGTTGGATCTTCTGGGTTATTGATGTTGATACCGCGATTGGCTAACTCGGCCTGAAGTTGCCCGCGTTCATCCTGTTCACGGCGCGTGATATCTTGGTTTACCCTGGCGAACGCTTCATCGGCTAGCCTGCTGGTAGTAGCTGAATCGACTCCGACCCGCCCGGTAGTATCCGCTGGTAACGTGTATGCCGTACCTAAACCGGCTCCTCCCTGCTCTGGCGGTAGTGCCGCCTGCCCTAGCTGTTGCCCTGCTAGATTCTGCGTGTCTTGTGCAATCTGCTCGCCGCTTACGTTCTCAAGCTTCGGCCCTTCCGAATTGCCGACCGGATTAACCTTTTTTGGTTTCGCCTTCGGTGTGCCGCCTGGCGTAGTCGTCGCGGTTTTCCCGTCTTTCGAGTAAACGATTTTACCTTGCTCGTTGCGGTACACGCCCGGTGAAATTCTTTTCAGTGCCATTTTATTCTATGCTCCCAGTATCCTCTACCCAAACTATCGCGCCAAAAATCGTTTGTTTTGTGGCTCCACCGCTTGCCGTTGTTGGCGTGTTCCAGGCTACTAAGCTCCACTCGTCCGCTGTAGCGCCTACGTTTAGATTCAGTTCTACAATCGTGGGATTTTCAACACTAGTGCTAGATATCGCCACCGCGTTAAAATCGTAGTTCGATGGTGTTGCTACGTTAGGGAAAATGCCTTTTGCGTCGTAGGTCTCAATCGATGCGCTAGCCTGTAGTTGTGGGATCGGAACTCCGACATCCTCCCTTCTCCCTATTGCCTGAATTTTTACCTTGTTAATGCGCTGATTCTGTCCGCTCGCTCCGATAAACGGCGTTTTCCAGATCGCTATTTCCTGCCCCTGAGTCAAACTATCCTTGAATCTAACGATCTCGCCGGTGCTCAAGATTCCATAAAGGAATGATGCCGATAAGCTTACATAGTTGGTAATCGCCACGATCGCTGTAGCGCCCGGTGCGTTGCGCGGTCTAATTGTCGACCATGCGCCGGTTTCAATGTTCTGAGCTAGCAACCCGAGTCGATCTGTTGTCGCGCAAACTAATACGGCGCGATCTCTCCAGAAGTGCGGCCTAGTCGTACCGATTTGATCCTTAATGCTGCGGGTGAGGGTAACATAACTGGAAGCTAATCCGCGCCCGGCTAATAAGCTTGAAAGGCTAACAACTCCCCGCGTCGTATGGCATAGCAAATCGGCTCCGACCTGAATAAACGGCTGCTCTCCGACTAGCGCCGGGACACGAATTTTAGCAACGATTCCCCAATTTGCCGCGCCCGGATCGGTTCCTGAGTAAATCAAAACCTCGTTACTAGATGTGCCGATAACTAAATATTCGTCGTTTGCGCTTCCAGGGTTAAACGTCCAGTTAGATATTCCCTGTAATCGCCCCGTTCCCTGCACAACACCTGCCAAGCTAACCGGCGTCATTGCGCCGGTAATCGCTAACAATGCGCTGTAGTGATAGGTAAAACGATCCAATCCAGTCGCGTTAGGATCTGAAATTGCATAGAATCTGTTTTTGTATCCCGTTCCGGCTAGTAGCGTCCCCGATACCGGTGCCCACGCTGCTAAATCTGCTTGCGTGGCGTACGGATCGAATCTGATTGTGGCGTTAGTTTCAGAGGTGAAATAAACGTATCCACCGTAATGTGCCGGATATTTACAGGCCCCCGCGTTAACTACTATTTGCGCGCCCGCACCATATGCCGTTTCAACTCCTGGCGTGCCAATTGGCTCTGTCGATGTATACAGGCGATAGACTCCACCTACCTCCGATGACCATAGCACTGTTGCGGCTCCGCTGCTGTTTGCATAGCTCGTTAGCGCTAGCCCTGCCGTGGATGCTCCAATGGTCGTAGTGAGAATAGTACCGAACTCTTCGATCCCCGCGTCCGTGCAAAGGTAATTCGTAAGCTCCCGCGCTTGCGTCGTTGGCATACGATTCGGTGCTGAAATAAGATTCAGGCCCCCAACTGGCGCGTCAATCGTTAGCGGCGAATTCCCTCGATTTTTCATCTACGCTTTTTTCGCTCCGGTTGAATAGGATTGAAAAGCTCGTTAGCTCCGTTGATATATGCGGCTGCCTGGTCTTTCGAGATCTGACCGGACTCAGCCATCTTGTTAATCTGAGCGATCACATTGTCGCGATTCATTCCGCGCTGTTGTGCAAAGTGTAGAGCGTTTGCCTTAGCTTTATTGTAATCTCCGCCCGCGTTGCTTAGTGCGCCGCTGGCGTATAGCTCCGACGTTGCCTCTAGGCCCTTTCCTAGATGCCCCTCGGCTGCTGCAAGCACGTTAGTCAACCCGATTACCTTACCCGCGTTTGCGTCCTTGTAATCAACCTTGATCTTCGATCCATCGCCACCGAAGTTGTAGGTAGTGCCATCGGCTAGTGTGCCCTGGAATTTATCATCTAGGATCTTATTCTGCTGAAGGATGCCACGCACCTGATCCCGGTACTGCTGCCGCTCACCCTTAGATGATCCAAATACCGAACCGGCAAGCCCTAACGCTGCGCCAATCCCGGCCCCAATAGCTGTGCCAACCGGCCCGCCTACGAAACTACCGATCCCCGCTCCGGCTGTTGCTCCGCCTATAGCGCCCGCGCTGTTACGGCTGCCGCCACTCGGTGCGCTGCCTAACATGTTAGCGGTTTGCACGGCGTTGTATCCGCCTAGTGCTAAATTCACGCCCGGTAGTACGGAGGCTAGCGTCTGACTTCCTGCCCCGGTGTAGCCCGCTGCTGTCGCAATGTTTCCAAGTCCGCCGACGGTATTTAATCCGCCACCTACGATGTTTCCTTTACCTAGCTGGGTTAGACCCTGGTATGCCTGTAGAGCACCCAATCCGCCTTGCGCTAACTGTCCCGCGCTAATTCCTGGCGACTGAATAGACCCATTCGGCACCACCGCCACACTTCCGTCTGCGTTAGTTCCTACCGCCGTATAACCCGCTGGAACCTCTGCCCCTGCGACTATGCTCGTAGGTGCTGCCGCTTGCCCCATTACTGTGACGGGCTCGCTAGCCGTTGTAATCGCCTCCGTTGGCGTTGTTGTAGTGGTAGGTGTTGCGCTCTTACCCGTTGCGAAGTCGTATAGCTTCTGTCCGCCCGCGCTCACCTTGTTGACAGCGCTCTCTACGCCGCCCACTAGCTTACTAGGAATATCGGTAATCGCCTCAATCGTAGCGCCTGGATCTTTGATTAGCCCCGCACCCAATGCGGTAGCGCCTGCAACACCTGCAATCGGCCCCATCTGCTGCATCGTGCTCTTAGGCTTTTCAGATAGCCCGATCTGCTCGTTGTATTTTTTAACGGCTGCCGGATCTAAGTAATACTGATCGTTCCAAGGGTAATACACGTACCCTGGCACCTCACCATTTGCGGCGTAGTTCGGCCCGGTCTTGGGATATTTTTGAGGCATGAAAACAGGCATCTAATTAACTCCCAAAATTACCGTCACCGATGTTAGGATTTAGACCCGATAGCTCTAACCCTGAACCGTTCAAGCTTAAATTACCTACCGGGTTAAACCGGCCAAATGCGATATCTACTTGTTGCTCAAACGCTGCCCGGTTTGTTGTGCTATCACCGGCTTTCTCGTCTTTCCAGAACGCTTTAAGCCCCTCAATAACTAGCGCCGGATCGAATAAGCATAGATCCGCGTCGGAGATAAGCACCTCATAGCTTTGCGCATACGGCGGCCCCCAAACCACAGTACCATCTGGAGCGCTACCCGTTGTGTGACTGGGCGGCGTCACGCCCGTTGTTCCAGCGGTTGTGCACTGATAAACCCGCCCGTTAGCATTGCGATATGCACTGAGTGAAATCGGGCTAGTTGGTGTCCAATTAGGCGCTGTTAAAAAACTAGATGTGATATAGTTAAACGTTACCTCGTCGCCGCTGTCGGCTGGTATCGGATTAACTCTAAACTGCCCCCCTGACGTATTCGAGTTAAAATCTGGCCCGAAAATCTGGAATCCTCGGCGATTTTCGCTCGTAACATACCCATACTGGCGGTAACTAAACTGGTTGTCCCATAACGGCCCCAACATTTGCCATTTATTTGTGGCATCCCAATTAGTGCCCGGAATCGCTGCGTAGAAATCTGGTGGCAACGCATAAAACTCTCTCCCGGCTTCAAGCGTAATTACCCAGGATTTTTTGAGAGTTGGCCAATAAACACGCGATCTAATCGTCTCGCAAACGGCATAAAACAAATGAGCCAACTGGATAGCGCTAGCGGCTCCGTTCGCAACGATAGTTGCCGGTGCTGGCTGATTCATCTGGTAGCACGCCCGCTGTATGATGTTTAGCGCTGTTTGTAAGTTCACGGCGTGTAAACCTTATAGAAAATGTTAAAATGCGATTGCGCTAGCCCATTATCCACGTACAACGCCTCGCCCGTATTCGTCTCAAATAGTCCCGGTCCCTGAATCGGCATGATAGAATCAGCTAGCGTGTTCGGTGGAACTCCGATCAATCCACTGATGAGAGTCCCACCGCTATTAGATTTGAATTGAAACGTGCTCCGCGCTCCCGTTTCGCTTCCACAAGTCCAGCCAAATACTCTGATGCGCTGGTTTGTAACGGCGGAAACTACTAACTGGTTATTACCAACACCAATGATAAACCCCGTCGTTAGTATGTCGCCGCCTCGCGTAAAATCCACGGTTAAACCTCTTTAGACCGTGATTAATCTCGTTGATGAAACTCTGCGGAATGTTGCTGATACGTTTGTTGCTACGGTAAACGCTGCACCCGCTGACAGGTTATTAATCTGATCAGTGGTTTCAGGAGGAAACACGTTGACGGTATTAGCGCCATCGTTTCGAACCTCAGCGCCGCCGCCAATTTCGATGTTTCGCGGCAACCTAACGCCCGTAGATGCTGCAACGGTTCCGAGGCGATTAGAAATAGCGGTTAGCTGTGTTGCGTCCCCGATTACCGTACCCGCTGCCGTTACTGCTGATGCTACACTGGTGAGTGATTGCGCCGTTGCCGTCTCTGATTCAATTGCGCTTGCTTTCTCTGGGCTTAACCCAAGATTAATTAGCGCTAGTGCTTTCTGTGTCATTTTCTAAAATCTCCGTTTTTGTTTTCTTAGCTTTGCCCCTGGTTCTCTTAGCTGGCTTTGCTGCTTCGGCTTCCGCTTTCGCGACTGCGTCGGCCTGTAGCTTTTCTATCTGCCGCTTCAAGGCTAGGATCTCGTCGCCGTATTTCTCGGCGTCTAACTTCCCGCTCTGCGCTGCAACGTGTTTCTTAGCCTTTTCTCGCGCCTCTTTAGTCCCATACGGTAACGCCGCTAACCTTGAGTCTGAGACCTCGGCTAGTTGCTCTACCGTGATAAAACCCTGAGCCTCGAACATATTGCGCTCACTCGGCGTGATTTGATTCCAGGTTGAGATCATCGTTCCCGATGACCCCAACCCTTGCTTAAACCGGCTATATAAATCCGCGTATTTTCTCCGGTGCTCGTTAGTAACCATCTGAGAAATTCGGGTTAGTTTGTCTACGTAGAACTCTATCATTTCTACGTCCTCCCAAACGTCGTACCCCATAACTTCCGATTTGGCGGGTCTGAATTCTGGGTTAATAAAGAATCTAATTCCTATGTCCCCCTCGTTTCCAAACACAGCCGCCCGTACCACTTCGCCGTCTTTGCCAGCGTATTTTACAGGCATTACTAGGTTCTCCGGTATTGCTTCCACGCGGTTTTATCTCCGTTTAAAGGTTAATTAAGCTGCTGATCCATCGTCCATAAATGGGCGGTCGATCTCGAATAGTGCTTGTCCGGCAACTGGCGTACCGATTGCGGAGGCGCCTTTTGCTAGCTTCACACGGTCGCCTGCTACGGCTGCATCGTCTATGCTTCCAGCTGTGGTGGTCGCATATACAAGCCCGTTGTCGGCATAAGATGCCAAACACAACCCCGGTACAGTACCGACGATCTGATACCATCCATATTGGTTAGCTACGTTTGCTGACATTGCAACCGCAACCGGATTGATCGCGTTTTGTCCCAGTAACGTAGTTACGCCCGTTTGTCTGTCAAAGGTAACCCACGAACCCTGAACGGTCGAAGCTACGCCCTTGAGATAGATGAACCGACCGTAAAGGTAGGTCTCATCTTGCCCGTCAACTTCGGTGCAAAGAGGGTGTTTTTGAGTAGTCGAAGTATCAGCAATCGGCTGTGCTCCGGTTAGAAAGTCTGTAATAGCCCATGTCATAGTAAAATCTCCAAAAAGTTAAACGGGTGAGACCGTTTCCGATCTCACCCTTAGTTTGTTACGAGTCGAACAATACGCCTTGAACCTTAGCGTTAGAGAGAACTAGCGCTCCCATCCATACGCACAAGGTAACCATAGCGTCCTGACTGATGCTCTGAACGTCCTGAAGCATATCGAAGTTTGCGTCCCTGTGTGTGACAAGCTTCAAATACTTAGTGTTCAGGAAGTAACTCAAGTCGCTCTGTACTAGCGTTGATCCGTCGTAGCTTACGCCACCGCCCAACACTACAGGGATTCCCTGGTATACGATGTTTTCGAATCCAGCTTTTGCAAGAGTTGGATCAGTGATCCACTGTTGCGATTGCATAGCCGTCATCAATGATTCGTAGTGACCTGCACCCGCAATGATTAACGTAGGCTTATCAACTCCACGAGTCGTGTTGATGATAGTCTTTGTGTAGTATTGCTTGATGTTAGCCGCTGAAGTTGCTGAAGCACCGGAAATATCCGCTGTCGGTTGTAGCTTGTAGTTTCTGAAAAACGTACCGGCTGCCGACGAACGGTCGATACCGCCCGGTGACCCGGTCGTTGGAGTCTTAGATACTAAGGTAGCTAGTCCGATAATCTGCTTTCCACCGTTTGCAGCGCCCGTGCTCAATAGCCCGGTATTCATCTGGTTTTCAAGCGTGATTTCAAGAGCCTTGAATCGTGAACCGACAAGCTTAATTAAAGCCTCTGGTCCGCTGTTCATGCGCTGATCGCGTCCGGTAATGAATACCGATCCGCCTAACTGCTTCCAGTCATATTCCGCTGCGGTGATTACAGGGTTATATGCGGTAGAGAATTGATCGCCACCGAAATACCATGCGGAGGTCTGGTTCTGATCAAAGAATAGCTCCTCTACAATAGTACGTCCGCCGGATTCCTCACGGAAACCGTCATATTTCTGCATCCCTACGAATACAGCGTTGTTATTTTTGATGTTGTCTTTCAACACCTTAGAACGAAGTCGCCCTGTAGTGGTTACGATTTCGCTTAGTCCAGGTTCTACTGCCATAAAATTTTATCTCCTAAGCATTTGCATTACCAAACGCGCCGTGTCCTCTGCGGATTTCGGTATCTTGACATCCTCTAGATTCATTTCGCCTAGCGAACCTGAACCTGAACTCTGTCCAGCCACGGAAACTAACCGTGCGCGTGTCTTATTTGTGTTTGGTGTCTGGGCTGGGAGTTTCGCCTGCTGCTGAAGGGAAGGGCTTCCGTTGATGCTCTGTAAGGCGAAGTAACCACGCTTGGTCGCTTCACTCCACGATATCCCCGGCTGGGCCTCCTTAGCGCGGATGACAAATGGCTTCACCTGCTCCAAGAATGCTGAATCGTGTAGCTGTGGGTATAAATACCTACCGCTCGAATCAGTAAGGTTTTGAACCGATCTAACTTCCTGAGCAACGGATTCCGCCGCCTGGTTAGTAGATTGGTTTGCAATCCCTTGTCGCCAATTCTTGATCTCTTCTAACTCCTGGCGCAAGGCTAAAACTTCCGGTGACGCCGGATTGTTCGTAGCGCCCTCTGATTTCCCTGATACTTTGCCCAGTAGCTTTTCAGGATCTACCCGTAGCGCCTTAATTAGCCGCGCTATCGTTCCCTCTGGATCTTTGCGTAGCTGTTGTTCCGTAGCTGCTAGCTCTGCAATCGCTGCAACATCTGAAACGCCCTTTAGGTTCCACTCTTCGCCGTACTTTTTAATGATCGAATCAATGTTCTCGTATCGGCTCTTCTGCCGGTTTACTTCCTGCCATAGCTTTGTCGTATGGCTTTCGAAGTCGTTGTTTTGCCTAACGATTTCGCGTTTGTATTCCGCTGGCTGTTTGTTAAACCACTCTTTAGCTTCGACCGTCCACCGCATCGGCGGATCAATTTTATCCGCACTAGCCGATACCTTAGAGTCGTCTACCTGCGGCTCCTCGCTTTGTGCTTCTTCTGCTGGCTCTGTCCCTTCGCTCTCTGTATCGCCTGCCTTCTCTTCTGGCTCTTTGGTTAGCTCTTCAATGGCACGCCTAACGCTATCCTCAGCGCTTTCGTGCTTGGTTTCAGTTTCTTCGGTCTCTACTGAATCGACTACTTCGGTGGTTTCCTCGGTTACTTCGATCTGCTCTTGTGACATTTTCCCGCCTTACGTAAAGTTATTAGGCGAAATAAAGTCGTTTTGCGGATTCCTATTGTGCGCCGTCCTGATTAAAGCAGGGCGGCGTTTTTTATTTCACTAGCCCTAGTTTTCTGTCGGCTTCTAAGCACTCATAACGCTCTTTTTCGGAAAGCCCTGAATTGCCGTATTTGCACATGTAATAAGCTTTCTCGGCGCTATCGCGGATCTCTGCATCCCGGTCGCGCTCTGCCTTCTTAGTAGCTCCGATACCTTCCTCGAATCCGCTTTCCTTTAGCGCTCGCTCCATCTCGGATCGGCTCTCAAACTTCCGGCCTAACCCGTGGTGATAGGTGTCTATCGTGTCTTGTACTACTGCGTGCACCTCAACCCGCTTAGGTTCTCTGATTCTGATTAAACTCTGAGACTCTGAATCCCATCTGAATCTACCCCTAACCATTTTCTTCAGCCTCCAGCATTAAAATAAACATCTCATCCTCTTCGGCACATCTGCATAGATGCGTTTTGAATCTCTGTAGGCTCATCGCTTGCTCTTCCTGGTGCTGTGCTAGGCGCTTATAATCTTCGCTATAAACGCTTGAGCCACTCGGTGCGATAGCTATTAGATACTTTCTAATCCGCTTAATAATGCGCTTCTTAGCCCCTTTAACGGCACCGGCGACCGCTCCCACCCCCGATGGAAAGTAAATAGGCTTTGTTAGGCCCATCAAGATCGTCATAGTTTACCCGACTAGCGGAGGCACCCCGCCGATACCGGCTAAGAATTGCAAAAATTGCGGCTCGATGTTGGCGAATTGTGCAACAAATGCGATAGCGTTTGCGCCGTCTACTAGTCCCGATGCTGAATAAGCAACGGTAAAAACTCCGTCCACCTCATGCCCAAAATCTAACGAATACTGCAAGGTTGGCCCGTCCGCCCCCGTCATATTGACTGTCAATGTGCTAACTCTAACTGCTGATGCTGTTGGTACCTGTAGCGTTATCATAAATCCTTATGTATACGTGCAACTAAACACACAGCCGTTAGCCGCTGGCGACGTATTATCCGCGTCTGCAACTCCCGTTGTGCAACGAATCCCGAATCCTGTAGCAAGCTGAATTCCCTGAACTCCTAAGATGCACTCCCCGGCTTTTGTAGGAACTCCGTAAACCTGCACTGGCGTATCTGCGCTACTTGGAGCGGTCGCCTTGTTGTACACTTTCACGTAAATCGTAGCCGCCGTGTCGTTGTACACGTAAATGTCTGAAACGTAGGTTTTAGACGCTTTTACCGAAACGCCCGTAGCGTTCAAATCAATGTTTTTATACGGCAGTCCGCCGCCGCTTGTTGTTAGTACCGGATTTGCAGTGACCGTCCCGCTGATGGTCTGCGTTCCGCTTGGTAATGTTTGCACCGCCGTGGGCACCGCTGCAAGCGAAGCAAACAGGTCGATCGTTGCTGTTCCAGATGTCCGCGCTGTAGCCCTCACGCGGAAATAGGAGCATCCCAAGGTTGGAGCTATCCACATCCTAGTGGTGTTAGTTAATGCGCCTGACGATTGTTGTAACTGTGGCGTGTCCTGCCGTGACATCGATACGGTGGTATAGGTCGTGCCGTCTGATGATACCTCTGGCGTAAAGTTTACACCCGCATACGTGCCTCGAATCGAGATGCATACACCGCCGTAACTAGTGATCCCTGATAGTACCACCGTGCTTGTTGATGTTGTAATCGTCCCCGATGTGGTTACCGCCGCTGGCGCAACCTCATGCGTCCCGCTTGGGATGTTGCGAGTAACTAGCCCGCGCTCCCCGGATGTTGGTGCCGTTAATTTTGCTAATAACGATACTTTATTGCTGCTATCGTCCTCTGCGATTGTGCTGTAAGGAGTCCCCGTTTGGTCGGCTGGCGTTGGGTACCAGGCCTCGTTAATCCCGTCCCAGACTCCAGCCCCGGTAAAATTCCCTGCCGTTGCGCCGCCGTCTTTTGCTGTATCCTGTTCCGTCGCTAAAACTACAGGAATACTGGCGGCCTCTGCCGCTTGCCCTAATGCAACTGCTACGCCGCCAACTTCGATTAGATTTACGTCTGACCCTCCACCGCCGCCACTGACAACGGTTACCGGTAGCGGGTTAGCTGCCGTTACTTGGCTCTCCGCTGTCCCATCGCCTACATCGATCCGCACGTGCTGATATTGTGCGCCGTCCGTAGCTTGCGTAGTCCGCACCTTGTACGAACCTAAAACCCAATTAGAAACTTCCTGAAAGATGCCCATCGCTCTCTACCGGACTCCGAATAGCAATCGGTTTCTACTGCCGCCCCTGGACCTAAAGCCCGCACCGCCGCCATCGGCTTCATCCATGATTCCGTTGATTATAAGTTCATAGAACTCTTCGTACCCGGTCTGCGTCATATGAAACGTGTCTGACCCGCCGGTATTATACCACGTAGTCCTATTAGCCTGTAATTGTGCGTTATAGCGCGACATATCAATCGCTGTTACGTTGCTATACTCCGTGGTCATTAACGCGCATTGCTCACGATAGCCAATAAGCTGTGAATCGTCTGGCGAACTTACCGGGTGAGAGCACATCAATAGAAAATATAGATCAGCGCCTGAATACCCGGTGCCGGCCCACTCGCTTTGATAGAACTCGATTAGTCCTCGCAAGTTATCCGCATACCCCGCATCGCTAGAACTCGTCGGCTGTGGGCTAGGCCCAACGCTAGGATTTGCATCGGTGCGGTCGTTTAATCCGCTACTTATCATGATGCAAACTTTAGGCGATGCCGTGCCCTGCGCTCTTGCAATCTGTCTAAAGTATTCGGTCCACCCCACCCCTGGCGTTACGCTCTGGTAATTGAGCATGTTGCGTAATCCCTGCCCACCATAATACCCGATCACGTTAAATGACGTGCCGGTTGTGATTCCAGGCCATGAGAACCATTGCCACGTAAAGAATATCGGCCCCGCTACCGCTGTTGGACTAGGCGAAAATCGCCCGTCTAACTGATAGTTGCGAGTTGCTGCCGCTAAATCTAGATCGTAATCAACTAATCCAATTGCGTTTGGTGCGCTTGGATCGATAGTAGCCCCGGCGATTGCTAATTGAGTATAGGGCGGATCGCCTCTTCTAATCTGTGGCCTAAACGCTCCCGGTCCTGATGCGGTTAAAAACGTGCCGTACGTGAACGAGTACCGCAACGCCGCGTTTACGTCCCACGGCCCGCCTGTGTAAACGGTCATCCCGGTGTTGTTGGTATCCGTTTGCGGATTCACCATGTGCCAGTAAGCGTGCGCAGTTCCGAATCCCTGCTGTCCGTCTGGAATATAATCGTTATACCCTGGTACAATAGTAATCGGTCGCGTTTGCGTTCTGCTGCCGTTGTTTGCGTGCTGAAATAGATACCCAATACTAGCACCGGCACCGTAGTTCTCGTTAGCTGATAGCAATCCCGTTTTATATAGCGGGAATTTCTGCCCTAGCGCTTTCGTGATTCCGTGGTCCTGCCCGTAGCCACCAAACACGGTATTAGAATCTGAGCATATCAAAAAATCAGTACGCCGCTGGCGTGACGCCTGCAAAAACTCTCTTAATGGCCCTATGTTTGTAATCCAGCTCATTTAAATACACTTTGCATCGATCGTTGCTGTAGCTACTGACCCCGTTGATCCGGCTAGTGCCGTTTCAATACCTACTAAAAACTCGTCGCACCCTAAGCAATCCCACGCATGTACCGCGAAGCTAGGTGTTGTGTAACTGTAGGTTCCGTCTCTTGCGTCGTTCGTAGTGTCCACGGTTAGCGTTTCGCGAAGGTTTCCGCCTTTGCTGTAGAGTAATTGCCAGGCATCGCTACCGGACCTACCAAACACCTTAACGATCGGAGAGGTGATTGTGGTTAGCGTGCTGTCGTATTTGAGGCGAAGGATTAGATTTGTGCCTAGCGCCTGTCGTGAGAATATCCGGCGAGTGCTGCTAGTAATTTGTGTTGTGGGATTCGTAATCGTTGCGGCATCCTGAACGCTCGCCCCTCCTGCCGTAATTACTGGAATCCATGCTGCTGTAATAGAACTAGGCGCGGTAGCCCCCGTCATTCCGATTAGTGCGCCGTTATTTACTGTTGCTGATAGTGCCATATTGCCCCTTCCTTTTACTCTGGTATCTCTTCCTGCTCGATCTCCGAATTACCTAGCGCATCTCGCTTAATCTTGTACTTCTTTTTAACTGCCTTCGGTGCCTCGATAATGATGTTAGGTGCCGCTTGCGGCTGTTGCGCTGCCTGCATTGATTGCATGGTGCGCTGCGCTTCTAGCTGCATTTCCTGCTGTAACCGCTGCTCCGTTACCCACTTCTCGCGCTCCTCTAGCATTGATTTTTGCTGAAGGATCTGAGTCTCTATCTGGCGTTGCGTTGCTTCAAATTGAGCTATTTGCTCATCTAGCTGCACCCGCATCTGTTTGATACCGGCCTCGGCTCCGATCTTCTGGGCTTCTAGTGCTAACTTCTCACGCTGGATCTCTGCGTCGGTGATAGCTTTCTGAGTGTCCAGATTTAGCTGTTGCGTTGCTAGCTGCTGATCAACCATTAGCTTCTGTTGCTGTAGTTGTATCTTCTGCGCTTCGTAGTCTGGCGGTGGTGGTGGTAGTGGTTCTGTGCTTGGCTTCTGCGCCTCGTCAATCGCCGCCTTTAGCTTCTCTACTAGGCTCTTAGAATCCCGTAGCCCCTCGACTGCATAAATGACTAGGTCGCCCATAAACGACACAAGAGACGGCGCTAGTTGTGCATTGCCTAGCTCTTTGATGCCGTTCATTACCTGTGACACTACCTCATTCTTGGCCCTGGCTTCTGCCTCTTCGTTTATCAGGATGGTTGAATCTGTTTCGATGCTGATGCGGATAGTACGCCATCGGTCGGTGCGTAATAGTGCTAACGCCGCCATAGCGTTAGTTTGATGCTGTTCCGGCATGTACTTAGCGCCAACCATGCCGAAAAACTGTTCATCATCGAACTGGTGAATACCTAGCTCGCACAATAGCTGGATATCGCACCTGACAAGCTCCTGAAACTGTCTTTGCTTCCAGCTGGTACGCAACGTCGCGTATCGCTCTTTAATCTTTTGAGCCTCTGCCGTTTCCCGCGCATCTGAAGCACCGCGCATAATGTCGCTGATGCCGTAAAGCTCATCGAAAAACGCTTTAAAGGTTTGCACCGCGTTGATCATTTCGTTCATCGCGCTGACTAGCTGGTCAACCGGGAACATCTGAACGGCGTTCAATAGGCCACCGTCGCCCACTAGCTTCTGGAAGTTAGAAACACCTACAAATTCACCCTCGTCGGCCTCCGTCTCTAGCTGCGCTAATTCCGGTATGTTGGCGTTATAGAGACCACGGCGGCGAGTAGAGCGAAGTGTCTTAATTAATCGCTTCCATGCCTCGTCTACGCCCGTTAAAACGTCTCGTAGCTGGTCCGCTGGTACTGTAGGAAATAGGCTATCAGGTGGAACTGTGCCGATTACGAACGGTGGACACGGGAAGAAACCCGATAGCCCGTAAGGATCTTTTACCTTATCGGCTGGTGCGTCTTTAGGTCTCAAGAAACCTTGATAACCTTCGCAGATGTAGAAAACTTCTTTCTTGCGTTTGTCCCAAACTTCCCAAACATCGGCAACGCCATCGGATAGGGGATTTTCATCCTCGTTCGTATCATCTCTAGATTCTGCGCGGTCTTTCTTGGCGCGGTAGGGTAACTTAGCTGCAAGCTCTTTGCCGAATTTCTCCTCGGCATCTTTACGGCCTAGAGACATCCTAAAAAACATCTCTTTGATTTCATGCCAGTTTCTAGCCCTTGGCGTATGAAGCACGTCGAAGATGCTAACCGGCAATAGCTTTGCACACCCTTCTTGCGTTTCCTTCTCGTAGTAGTAGCGCTCCTCGCTTGGCTCGCTACCGCTTTCCGCTTCCATCTCACCGCGATCATCGGTCTCGGCTAAGATAGGCGTGCCGTCTGGTACTTGGTTCCCCTCCGCATCGGCCCAAATTTCCATGCCGTCGTCTAAAACGGTACGGAATACGAATACCTTGCAGGTCTCGTATCCTTCCTGCTCATCGTATAAAACACGGTTGGTGCATTTGTCGGCTAGGATTAAATCATCCCGCGTTGCGCTCTCTACCTGGTCAATCGGGTTAAGCTTTATTAGCTGCTTTGCAAACCGTTCCAGCATGTACGCTGCGGTATTAGCTACCGGATCTTGTGCTGCAAAGTCTGCCTCTACAATCGGCACCGGCTTTGATGAATAAAACACCGGCTGCAACGTCTGAACGGCTGACCAAAACAGCGGGAAGCGATAGGTGCGCGGGCTTCTCGGTAGCTGCTGGTTAGCCGTCTTGTTGCGCTCGCCTAGATAGCGGCGGTAGGCATCCGATGCTGAATCGAGGTGTGGTTTTGCTGCTGCCTTAGCTGACGATAAGAGCGATAGCCACATGGCTACTTCTGATTTAACTTGCTTTGCTGCTTCGTCGGTAGATTTCTTCTTAGCCATAGCGCTCTAATCGGCGTTGCTTAAAGTGTCGTTCTAGGATTGCCGATACCTGAATAGCTTCCGGCTTTACCTCCACAATTTCCGGCTTTCCGCGATCTCGCACAAGAGGCTTACTTGTGCATATTAGCCGGCAAACGTCCGGCGCGTGATCCTCTTGACCGTCTGCAATATCTTCCGGCTTTGTGATGCTCCGCTGTAACGCTGGTAGTGTTCTGATTAAATGCGGACAATGCTCGACAATAACTAGCATCGGCCCTTCTTCGGTGCCCTCCAGCCGTGAATACACTTGTGACCATCCGCTGATACGTGACGTATCGCCCTGGGTAAGCTCTACCCCTAGATCGCTAAACACGTCCGCGATCATGCGCCCGCCTCTATCCTGGAACGGTAGCGAGTCCGTAACGGTATCAACTATGTCGGGTTCTGGTGTTCTCTCCCTGATGCCGTTGGCCATCTGTTCATTGGTTAGCCCGATACCTTTATCGGCTTCACCCTCCACACATCCGTACCACTCCCGGTAGATAATTATACACCCGCGTGGAAACCGGCCCTTAGTGCCATCTACAAACCGGATAGGCTCACCGTCTGAGATGGTCGCCCATAGTACCGCGAAAGGCTTATAGGTACCCCAATCGAATCCTCGCCATTTAAACCAATGCCTAGGGACATCGAACGGTTTGCAGACGTTGCGTTCGTACTGCCAGACGTTGCCGAAATAGGCTCCAACTACGGCTGACCAATCGCCATCCTCTAGCGCCTTCACTAGCTCCGGTGTTCCTAACCCTCTTAAGGTTTTCCGGTACTCATCCGGGTTAATGCTGGGGTTATCTACTAGCTTGGCCGGGATGAACTGCCTGATGAATCCACCCTCACTATCTGGCGTTGTCCAGGTATCCCACGGCGGCACAATGTCGATAAACCACTTCTTGAAATATGCATGTCCTACTCCGCCCGGATTGCTGGTGTATAAGATGCGCGGCCATCTTAGTTTCTCCTCTGGCGGTAGCCTTGTTGCCTTGAACTCTAGCGGCATACGCACCCTAGTACGTAGGAACCTGATCATAAACTCTGTGAACTGCGTAGCCTCTTCGATCCCCAAAAAGTGTATTTCAGCGCCTCGATAGTTCTCGACATCCTTTTCGTGCTGCAAATGGCATAGAAATATCTTGCTACCGTTTTTGAAACGGATCTCCATGTCCACGATAGTGCAATAGCCACACGCTACCAATGGCGCTAAAAGCTCTCTGAAGCCCGTGCTGCCCTCTAAATGATTTTTGACCAAATCCCCGTAGCGCCTGCGGAACAAGTAGCACTGAAGTCCGGCGTATAAGAGACACGCGAGAATGGTGGAAACCCTCATTACATGACTTTTCCCGGGACCGGCTGCGCCACCGAACAACACCTCTGTGGCCGGCGTGGTATATGCGGCCATCTGCTTCGGCCACAATGGAAAGGTGATTTTCTGTTGGGTTGTCACACTGAGGTTTTAACTATCACTTCGATCATGGGTAGTTTGCCATCTTGCCCTTCAAGGCTAACGGCCTGTTTAGGCTTCCCATAGGCCCGCTCTGCAATCCAAATATCAGCCTTGAGCCTTATAGCCTCGTCCTCTGAAGTCATCGCCATGCCCACGATACGGGCTATGCTGCCCTTTGCGGCTTCTTTGATTGCGTTCTCGAACTCTGGATCGGTTAATGCTCGCCCCTTGGGGTTACCGCTAACGCCCTTTTGAAATCCGCCTTTTCCTGTAGGATTAGTTACCTTGCCCATAACTTGATTATGACCTGCTAACAAGCCATTAGTTAACCGCTGTTCTAATCGTTGTGCCTAGCTGGTGCTCTATCCCCTCTAACACTTCCTCGGTAGACCTAGCAACTATAACCGCTCCGCCTTTCCACCGCTCTGCAAACGCTATCTGCTCCTCGTTCTGCTTCTTGCCGTGCAATCCGCCCCGTGGTCCCGCTGGTCTCTTAATCTCTACTAGGTATGTCTCGCCACCTGCCCCGACAACCAAATCTGGGAATCCCCGGCCTACCTCATGCGTTGGAAACACCGATAGACCTAAATCGCGCAGATCCTCAACTATCTGTTTTTGATTTGAGTCGGTTCGCTTCGCACGCATCTCGTCTTAATATTAACTTGCGGTTCATCTCTGCCGCAATATCCTCCTTGCTGGCTTTCGTGTACTTCAAGCCGTGCGGCCTGGGAACTCTGCGCCTACCGTAGAATCCGTCGATTATGATTTCCCCGTCAAATACCTGCTGGGCTAGCTTTCGTATCCGGCCCGGATCAAGGTTTAGTTCCTGGCATACCCATAAAAAACTGAACGGCGCTGTGGTTTCGTTGTTATCAATCCAGGCTAGCGCGGTACGTGCTTCGTCGCCCTTGGTAAAATCTATACCGCGTAGGTCTAGGATAGCCCTTTCTATAATTGCGGCGAGTAGCTGCGATTCCGGCCCGGACTCTTGCAATGACGTTCGATCCCCTTCCCGGTCGTTGTTGGGATTATAGACGGAAAGTAACCTGTTTCGAATCGCCATCGTTTTGTTAGATGCCTATCTAGCCGTTATTGGTTCCAACTTTTTGAAGGTATTGCGGATCTGCTAAATGCCTGTTTAGAAACTCAACCATCCTGGCGCGGCTGTCTTTGTTAATTCCGATCCTAGTGTGCTGCATGATTCTTTCGTGCTCTTTGCCAGCTAAAAACGATTTGTGAATAATGCTGAGAAATAAGCCCCGGCCAATTGCCTCAACGGTCTCGTATTGCTTTGTCCAGCCCGCTGCTATTTTGTTGTCATTTTCGTTCATGTTTCCTCTCCCGCTCGCCGGTTTTCCAGTTGTAGCGCTCGATAGCATCGCTGTATTTTGTCTCGAAAGTTTCATATCCTGGGTATGCTTGCTCAACGGGATCCTTTATCCTCCAATGCCTTTCCCCGACCTGCACGACTAGAGAAGGATAGCGCGCTTCATAGGGATCGTTCTGCAATACCTTGCGGCACTCGTCGCCTGACCGCTTCCGCTCGTACTCGATGCCAGCGAGGAAGGCGCGGGCTACCGCATTTCGAGAAAAAGAATCTCCGCAGTAGTCGCAACCTATACAATCTTCGCCGTCTGCAAACTCCTCTGCCGCCTCCTCCGCGCTCATCTTCTCACTCACCCGTCGCACCTCTGGCTTCCCCGGCAACTCGTTGCACGCGGCTTGTAGCTCGCGGTGTAGTTCTTCTGTGGTTTTGTCACTCATCTTTTGCAATCTCCATTTCTTCGAGACAATCAACAAACGCCTCTTCTGCGGTAAATCCTAAATCCTTTTGCAGTCGCCTAAATCTAGCAACCATCTTGCGTTTCCTTAACTTTGGCGCGGCTTTGCATTGATGCCCAGCGGCTCCATAGTCATCGCCATAAAGAGGCTTCTTACAATCGGCGCAGGTTCCGGTTTTTCTTAGCGTCACAGCCCCTCGCTTTTGATCCAATCTTCAAAATCCCATTCATGTTGGGGATAGCCCATCTCTTGGTGCTCGTATTCGTACATCCTACGGATTCCCATTTTGTATGCGCGGATAAATACAGCCTGCACCAACTCGTGGCGCTCCTCTAGGGTTAGAACTACAACTTCCCTACGTAGCGGTGAATCGTTAGTGATGTGTATCGGCTGGTATGCGCCCCACTCTACTTGTTGCCCGATGTCTTTAAGTGGTTTCATTGATTAAGCCTGTTTTCTATAGCCTTTATGCGCTCCTCAAGTTGCTTCTCCCTCATCCGAACAGCCATTGAAACAATTCGAATGAACCGCTCGTCTCCGACTAGCCAGCGCGCTAGCCAAATTCGTAAGCAGGTCAAGTGGTTTCTCATGCTTCCCCCTCGCGCTTTTGGGTTAGTTCCATTAAATCACTTTCTTGGATAGCAAAACCAACTCACTTAACTCGTGGTCGTCGTTTTGTTTCGGATGTAAATAGCTATACTCTCGCGGAAGGCTAATTGAATGTTCTTCGATTAGTAGCTTAAAGCCACACTTAAACTGCCCAACTCCGTGCTTAAGTAAAAGCGCTTTTAGTTCGCTAACAAAATCGAAAACATTGGAATATGGTACATTAATTTTAATTTTCATCCTTCCTCACTAGAATTCTTATTCTGGTTACCACAAAACTTAAGCATGCCCTGGTAGATCGCTTCTGCATAACCATCGGCCAGCTGCACGACGTTATCAGGCGTTAAATCTTCGCTTAGAGCCACCTCTACGAAGCGACCCGCCACCATTAGATAAACCTCCCTCCGCTCCTCTCTCCTGTTCCACGCATCCCGCTCTGCGTGTGCTTCGTTTACGATCTTTTGCTCGTGCTCGTTTAGTTCCATAGGTATTTTGTAATTGCTCATGCTTCCTCCGTTGGTGGATTAGGTAGCGGCATCCAGTGGGTGACAAAAATTTCACTCGTTCTCTCTCCGTCGAATCCAATATTCCACCCTTTGTGATCAACTGAGAAATATAGCGTACTCCCGTAATCGCCCTCAAACCTAATACATAAGTAATTGTCCGATCTCTCCGGCAACCTTTCGCTACATTTCACCCACTCACTCACAGCCCACCCTCCACGCTAGCAACATAAAAAACACCGCACCTAATCCGCCTATCGCTCCCGCTAATAACATCGCTTTCACTTCTCCGGCCTCCTTAAATCCTGTAGTCTCTGTCTTTTCTCCCACCCTTGCATTGGCTCCTCTAACCACTCCCTAAAAACCTTCCAGCACTCGCAACCGAATATCGCAGATTCCAGAATGTGCCCCTCCTCGCATCGCTGCAACACAACCGTGTGTTTACGAGCGTACAGGCAGATCAACTCCTTACTCTCTGGCGATAGTGATTGCGCCTCGATCGCTAGTAGATCGGCCTCTGAGTAAATCTTTAGGTTGGGAGTGTGTGTCATGGTTTTAAAGTGCCCTTATCCGTCGCTACTCGGCTCTATGAAATCCCAGGACTCGGCTCAATGAAATCCCAGGAGGGTTGCGCGTGGCTGGCCGTGTCACAGCCCTTTGGTCTCGCGTTCTCAACTCCTCACGTCTCACGTGCGCTTACACTATCGGGCATAAAATCTATTTAGCCCCCTCTACAAACTGAAAGACGGCTTTAATCGCTGGCAACTCATCCCCTGGCCCCCAATCACATGAATCGACCCATTCGATATCATGCATGGCTATTGCCACTAAACGGACAAGCTCTCCTAGCTTCCTGCGCGCTGCCGCAACTTCTGGCGAATAGCGGATGGCGGGATCAAGACGATCCGCGACCTCATCAAACTTGTGGCTGATATAATCCCAACTCCCTCCACTCATATATTCTCCATGCCTCGCGGCGGTTAAATTATTTCTTCACTACATAAAATCGCAGGTCGGCAAAATGAGGCGCACGAACCTCTACTGTCCCAGCGTCTCGAAAAGATATTGATTCCACGTTGCCGTTAAGTCTCGTAACGCTCTGCACCCATGCTGATATTCTCAGCCCCCGCGAACTCTTGGCGTATACGTGCTGACCAGCTTCAACCTTGTCAACGCTTAGTTCTTCAAATTCAAAATCGTCTATACTCACTTCCGCACCGCCTTTTTCCTGCGCTTAGGTCCGCGCTTCTGAATAATCGAGCGCAAACTAATCTTTAGCATCGCGCCCCTAGTCATAAGCAGTACTTCAACGTCGTCGCGCTTGACCATAACGGAATCACACCACACGCCATCGTCCGCGGTGCTTTCCGTTGCTTTTGCCAACTCTATGAATTGCCTTATCTGCTTCTCTGTTCTTGGGTTCATGTTGATTCCTCCTCATCTAAAAACACTAGCTTCACGGGACGGATGCGCCAGCCTCTATACTGCGTCGGGTCTCCCATCTTGCCGCCTTCTTCTACGGGAATTTCAGGTCTTGCAGCTTTGTAAAGTCGCTCCTGCCAATTTGGCCCCAACCAACCCAGCCAGCATTGATCCTCTGTAGATCCTGCATGATCGATCATAGCTCCTACCGAGTCGTGCCAGGGGACATATCCGTCCGGTTTTTCTTCACTCATGGCAGTTTGCCTCCATCCGGCGTCCCTGTCGGCGTCGGCACCGGCAAGCACCTACGCTCATCGCATGCCACGTTAAACTGCTGCTCCAAGATTCGGCGGATTGCTCTAAGCTCTAGGCACTCGCAGTTGTCGCGGGGGTGTGAAGCTACGTTTGACACGTATCCCAGCATCCAAATTGCGCCCATTAAAACACCTCCTACAGCTATAAAGATTTCTTTCATGATTGTTTCTCCTCTATAATTTTGACTATAGCGCGTGCTATTTGCTTAAAAACTCGATTACCAATTTCGTCGTCCTGCCACTCTTCATCTATCAGCGCATCGACCTCTTTGAATCGGTCGAGCTTGGCTGCCAAGGCATAACAACGATCACAATACTGATTTTTTCTATCGAATAGCGTATGACAGCTAGGGCACCAATAGAGATTCTCCGAAAAGTTGCGGCCCTCTTTGTGTTGCGGATTATAGGGATGAGTTACCGGAAGATCGCTTAGTAGGTTCTTCTTCGGCACGAGCTTGAAATATAAATCATCACAGCCCCTGTTTTCTATTACCATCGTCGGCCCCTCATGCCTGTAATACTCATAATTAGTGCACTGGATCTTATCGTAATCATCAATGTTCATACCGCTTCCTTCGCCTCTCGCATCTGTTCCACCATCTCGAATAGCTTCTGCACCACGTCCCGCAGATTATCGATCCGCAGGTTAGTCATGTCGCACTGGTCCATCACTACGTCGATCTCCTTCCTGATAGATTTTAGGTCGTCGATTGTGAGGTATTCTCTAGTAAGTTCCATGTTATTTAAGTC